ATGGATGACGCGTACCTCAACGGCTACGCGAAGTTGTGCAAACCGCACGGTACCTGCGTTTATATGTCTTTGTGTCGTCACGCGGACAAAGAACAGGAAAGCTGGCCGTCCATCGAAAGAATTGCCGATGAGCACGGCATAAGCCGGTGGAGCGTTATGCGCGGGATTAAAGAGCTGGAAAGATGGAACATTGTCAAAAAAATTAAAGAAAAGGATGAAAAAACCAAGCGCCAGCTCAATAATATTTATGTGCTGATCGACAAATCCGAATGGGTTTCCGCGCCGGACGGCCGCGTAGCCGTGAGCAACGCGGAAAACTCAAAAGCCGAGTTCGTTCCGGCAACGCGGGAAAACGGGAGCCGTGTTGCAGAGAATTTACAAAGCCGCGTTGCCCGATTGAACTGTAAGGAAACACAGAATGAAGGAAACACAGAATATGCGGCGCAAACCGTCGCGGGCGATATTGACAGATTTGATTTCAACGCCAAATTGCGGGAAATGCAAAAAGACAAACGCCGGCACATTCAAATCATCGCGCTTTACTGGAAAGCCAAGGGTATGAGCCACGAAAACGAAAAACAGCACCAGGCGGCGATCAAACGCGAATGCCGCGCCGCGTGCAATCTTGTCGGCTACGACGACGCGCGAATCCAAAAAGTGATCGACTGGCTCGCCCAAAAATTCAATTCCGCATGGAAGTTGGAAACAATTCATAAATACATCGACGAACCCGACCTCTCAAAGGCCGAACTGATCAAAAAGAAAAAAATGTACTACCAGGGACTCGAGGTGCGCGAATCCAACGGCAAGAAATTCGTGATCAAAAACGGTGAATGGTTTGATTTCGGCGGCAAGGAAAGCGAAATAACCAGGGAATGATTATGCGATATTTTTCAATGTTTACCGGCATAGGAGGGTTCGAGCTCGGGATTCAACAGGCGTATGAAATACTTCGCGGCAATGCTGACGGAAACAAGGACGGAAAAAAGCAAGCGGATAAGAAAAGCGATGGCCAAAACAGGGCGGGATTGGTCGCCCAGGAGGGGGAAAGTTCTGGTGCCAAGGCGGGATGGCTTGGTGAACGCCCTGCAAACTTCGCTGACAAAAGACCATTTTGTGTTGGTTATTCCGAAATCGATAAATACGCGATCCAAGTTTTTGAAAAACATTTTCCAAACATTAAAAACTATGGAGACTGCACCGCTATCAATGCCAAAGAATTGCCGGAATTCGACTTCCTTGCCGGAGGTTTCCCGTGTCAAAGCTTTAGCATCGCTGGCAGACGGCGCGGATTTGAAGACACCCGAGGGACTCTTTTTTTTGACATCGCAAGGATTCTCAAAGAAAAACGGCCAAAACATTTTCTGCTCGAAAATGTTAAGGGATTGCTTTCTCATGACGGTGGAAGAACTTTCAAAACCATTATCGCCGCGCTTGCAGAACTGGGGTATCGCGTGGAATGGCAAGTGCTTAACAGCAAGAATTTCGAAGTGCCCCAGAATCGGGAAAGAGTCTTTATTGTCGGACATCTTGGAGGAGAATCCCGCGGGGAAATATTTCCTTTCGGAGAAGAGCCAAAATTACATATTTCGCAGGATGGAAGAAAACAAGAAAGCGGGCAGGGGATTTGCAGCACGCTTGATGCTCGATACGGGGCGATCCGTAACAGCGGAGAAACTTACATCGTGCCGACCATCAGGGCCACGGAATACAAACACGGTGATAATCAAACGCTCATTGTCGAACCGCCGCACAAACACGGAGAAATTCGATGCTACGACCGCTTAGTTCCGACAATGCAGGCACGCTGGGGCACGGGGGGAGACAATGTCCCGTATGTCGCCGAAGCGAGAATAAGAAGGCTCACTCCCAACGAATGCGAACGTTTGCAAGGGTTCCCCGATAATTGGACCGCTCAAGGGACCCAGGGGCCAATCAGCGACACTCAGCGATATAAGATGTGCGGTAACGCGGTGACGGTGAATGTTGCCCGGGAAATATTTATAAGATTATGGAAACAAAACAAAATCAAAAACAGCAACTGACAAAAATATTCGATTTTCTCAAATCAAGGGGTCTTTTTTCCGGCTTTCAAAATCATGATGATTGGATAAAACACAGGGATTTTATGCCTATTGAGAAAGCGGAAAATAAACCGAGCGAAGCGATGTTGATCGCGATCGCGGCAGGCGGAGTGCGTCCAAAACCAAAAAAACCGGCATGCGCAAAAAAGCTTAGGCCGATGTTTGGTTATGACGATTAAACTATGAAAAACAAAATTGAAACATTGGAAACGATTCACGACCAGCTTCTTGAAGAAATTACAAGACTGGAGATTGCGATAAGGAATTTGGCCGACCGCGATGACGACGAAATCATAATTCCGCGCATCGCGCCTTTTTGCAAGGAAGGCCAGAAAACCAAAAAAGAGCTTGTGTCCGAATACTCCGAGCGCGCCCAGAAAGTTGGCCATGCCATAAAAACCGCGGAAGCGATGATCGAAGAAATACATTCGACCAATAAGCAATCCCAAACATAACAAGCGACTATGGATAAAAACGAAAAAACAATAAGTCTGTTGGATTTGAAGCATCCGAACTACAATCCGCGAGAAATCGAGCGGGAAGATCTGGACGCGCTGAAGCGTTCGATCGAAAGGTTCGGATTGAGAGGTCTTATAACCGTCAACGCCAATAAAGGTCGGGAAGGAATCATCATTGGCGGTAATATGACGGTGATGGCGTTAAAAGAACTGGGAATGGAAACCGTGCCCAAGGAAAATGTTGATTTTGTGGATTTGGACGAAGCGGAAGAAAAAGCGTTGAGTCTTGCGTTAAACAAGATCGCTCAGCGCCGGGACTGGAACGACGAAAAGCTGGCCGAGCTCATGTGGGAATTGAATCACGGTGATTACGACTTGACTCTCACCGGATTCAACGAGGTTGAAATAAGCAACCTTCTCGACAGCCAGATGCTGGACGGCGACGAGGAAGAGCAAAGCGCGCAGGAAGAATACGAAAACATAAAGAAACCGGAATCGAAGTACGGCGAGATTTACCAGCTCGGCCGCCACCGGCTGATGTGCGGGGACGCGACCAAGATCGAAGACATCAATAAACTTCTCGAAGGCAAACCGGCGGATATGATTTTCACCGATCCGCCCTACAATGTCGCGCACATAAGTCACGAGAAAAAAGGAAAGTTTCCGACCGAACAGGGGAAAATCCTCGGCGATGAACAGAGCCAGGAAGATTTCGAGGCGTTCAGCGAAAGTGTTTTCCGCAATTGCCGCGATATTCTCAAACCGGGGGCGACAATTTATGTCTGCAGCGGATATTCAAGCTATCCTTTGTGGTATTACGAACTGCTCAACGCGGGATTCGAATTTTCCTCGACGATTGTCTGGGTGAAGCCATCGTTTTCTATCGGGTGGGGAGATTACAAGAAACAATACGAGCAGGTTATGAAAGCCAAGCGCGGCAAATCCAAAGCCGAGCCCATAATCTATGGCTGGAAAAAGGGCGAAAGGCATTTTTACTACGGCGACAATAACGAAAGCGATGTGTGGGATATGCCCCGCAAAGCAATAACCCAAATGGCACATCCCACGGAAAAACCTGAATGGCTGATAATGCGCGCGATAAAGGGTTCGAGCCGGGTGGGGCAGACGATAGTTGATTTATTCGGCGGTGCCGGAAGCACGTTGTTCGCGGCCAACAAGCTGGAAAGGAATTGCTGTTTGCTGGAGCTTGATCCGCGTTGGTGCGATGTAATTCGCAAACGCTGGGAAAAAATAAAACAAAGAGTTTAAAAATGAAGATAAAAAAACTCACAACTTCAAAGATGTCTTTCGAAACCGAACAGCAATACACGGCTTGGCTTTTGTATTGCGAAGCCGGCAGTATTCAGAAGACGCTGAAGCTGTGGGACAGGGTTGGGCAAAGCGGGGGTGAAATGGGGGTGGAATTCGCCGGCAGGCTGGGCAAAAAGCCAAGCGACACAACGGTAGAGCGATGGTCGAAAAAATATCGCTGGGTTGATCGCAAAGATATAAAACTAACTGAAGATTTGGAAATTCTGCGCAAAAAGGCGCAGGAAATCAAGGAAAGGAAAGTTTATTTTATCGCCGAGATGTTCTGGGATAAATTGCAAACGATAAAACGGCAAATGAAAAAAGGCGAAGTGGCCACCATCGATGAGCTGAAAAAGCTTTGGGAGATGCTTCGCACCGAATTCGGGGAATCGTTGGGCAAGCACGACCTCAACATCAGAGAAGAAGACCAAAGTCCGCCGACTCCCGAAGAAGACGAACTCGGCCGGGAGATCGACGAAACCATCAAAGATTTTTATGGACGAAAAGCAAAAGGAGAAAAGCAGCATTCTGTATTGGATAAGAAAGAATAAGATCAAGGGCGAAAGCGGCGACCGGATCGAGTTCGCGGATCACCGCTTTATGCTCGACATCTATTCGGACCGCTCGTCGTTCCAAGCGATACGCAAGGGGTCGCAGATCGGCGCCAGCACGATGGAAATATTGAGGGCGATTCACGGCGCGCGCTTCTGGGGCATCAACCAGATTTATACTCTGCCGACGGTGGATGACGTAGCCGAGTTTGTAAAAAGCAAGGTTAACCGCATCATGCAGGTTAATCCCTGCATCAGGGAAGGAGTGAGCGTGAAAGACACGGATTCGGTGGAGCAGAAACAAATCGGAAAATCGTTTCTTTTCTTCAAAGGGACTTACACTGAAAAAGAAGCGATTATGCTCACCTCCGATCGCAACATCCACGACGAGTTGGACAAATCCAAGCCCGAAGTGATCCGCGATTACATGAGCCGGATGGGATTTTCCAAGATAAGAAGTCAGCACTATTTTTCAACTCCGACCATTCCCGATGCGGGGATCGACAAATTGTTTGCCCAGTCCGACCAAAAATTCTGGAGATTCAACTGTCCGCATTGCGGTTTTCGCCAGCATATGGATTGGGAAAAGAATTTAAACCGCGAGTTTAAAATTTATGTGTGCCAAAAATGCCGCAAGGAAATAACTTCCCGCATGGCGTGCGACGCGGGGGATTGGGAAGCTCGGTTCCCGGGTCAAGAGATAAGCGGATATTGGATCAACCAGATGATGTGTCCCTGGCGCACCGCCAAGGATTTGCTCGCCGAAGAAGCCAATGCCGAAGACCAACAATACTTTTACAATTTCGTTCTGGGGCTGCCCTACATTTCCGCCGACCAGAAAATCTCCGCGGGATTGTTTCTTCGCAACGTCACCGACGTTAAGGCCGATGCCGGCGATTGGAATGTTATGGGGGCGGATACCGGCGACGAGAATCACGTGGTGCTCGGCAACGAAAAAGGAATTTTCTGGATCGGCAAGATCAAGGACAAACCCAACAAAACGCGTTGGGATTACATCGCCGAACTTATCCAGTTTTACGATGTGCGGGTTTGCGTGATCGATGCGATGCCCTGGACCGAAGAGGCGTTGCGTCTGGCCCGCAAATTTCCCTACCGGGTTTACGTTAATTTTTACAAAGAAGACCCAAAGATGCTGGAAGTCGTCCGGTGGAACGATGAAAAAGAAACCGGAGACAAACCGTTCGAAGATGAAATAAAAGTCCTCACTTCCCGCAATCGCATCATCGACGACACCATTTCGTCGCTTCGCCGAGGGGAGATAAGGTTCGCGATGAGCCCCGGCGATGCGACATTCAAATTGCTTGTCGAACACGCGCAAACAATGTACGCACGCACAGTCACCAACCAATACGGCCAGGAAAAGCGCGAGTGGGAATCAACCACGGGGAATGACCATCTGTGGCACGCTCTCGTTTACTGGCATATCGCTTTAAACAAGCGTCTCAAATATGAACCAAACCGATAACGGCAAAAAACAAGAAAAAGAAGAAAGAACCAGAAAAATCATCGAAAAGGCGTATCGCGATGCCGGCGGTTTGAAGTTTGGCCGGATCACGATTTTCGTGCAGGACGGCCAAGCTTTCAGGGTGGAGACAACCGATTCCTATACGGGCAAGAAATCCGCTTAAGCTTCCCTTCGAAAAATCTTTAAGAAATCTTAATCGCCAAAATTATAAGATGATCTTGTTCCTTGAAACGAGGCAATCTTGGCGCAAAAATGCGGCTTGACTTATAAAAGAGTTTTGGCGATGCTGTTGCTAAGCAATAATCAATAAAAAAGCATGCAATATTTAAACAATCGCAAAACTTTGATCGCGGCATTTCTTATCCTGGCGTTGTTCGCCGGTTTGGGGATTTATTCTTCGAGCCTGTTTTCAAAGCATTCCCAGCCGGTTCCCGAGACGAATCTTCCTTCGAGTGCCGCCCTGAATCAAAAAACTGATTCCGCGACAACAACCGAAGTGGAAATTACGTCTCAAAAGGAAACGCCGTCAGTTTCAGATAAGCCCGCCGAAATCGCAAAACCGGATGAACCAACCCCCGTTGTTTCAAAGCCAGTGCAAAAATCTCAAACTTCCGATACTCCGGCGCAAAAACCGCAGAACACCGATCCGGTAGCCATAGCTTCTCCGATGGAAACGGAACGATTCGCGGTGCCGCCGGAAGCGAACGCAATCGATCAAGTCGCCGACAGTCTCGCCGAGCAAGGATTCATCAAAAACAAAGATGCGTTTAAAATCGCATTCACCTCAAAGGAGCTAACGATCAATCCGGGCGGGTACAAACTTTCCAAAGAAATGAGTGTGTCTCAAATCGCGGAAGCGTTGCGCCAAAAGCCTTATATGAAATGGGTCGTGATCCCCGAAGGTCTTCGCAAAGAAGAGATCGCGGCTCTTCTTTGCGACGCTCTCGGGTGGACGCAAAATCAAAAAAACCTCTGGATCACCACTTACACCAAAATGAAATTCGACAATATCGAAGGTGTTTATTTTCCCGATACTTACCTGATACCGGTCGATGAATCTCCGATTGACGTTGCAAGCAGGCTGATCGCAAAATTCAATGAAAAATTCGCGGTGTATCTTCCCGAATTCAATTCCCAAAATATTAAATGGACAACAGGATTGACCTTGGCTTCGATAGTCCAAAGGGAAGCGGCCAACGATGCCGAGATGCCCTTGATCGCCGGCATTCTCTGGAATCGCTTGAATCAAAGCATGGCGCTGAATGTCGACGCGACGCTTCAGTATGTCCGCGGCGATATCGGCAACGGCTGGTGGGCTCCGATAACCGTCGCCGACAAACAAACCGAGTCGCCCTACAACACTTATAAAAACAAAGGTTTGCCTCCGCATCCGATCTGCAACCCGGGGATTCCCGCCATCGAAGCGGTTCTGACTCCCGCCCAAACCGACTGCTTGTACTACCTTCACGGCAAAGACGGCCAAGTCCACTGCTCCAAGACCTACGAAGAACATCAGGAAAACATAGAGCAGTATTTAAAGTGAAATCCTTACAAATCGGCGGAGCGAAGGTTGGTTCACTCCGCCGGAGGGATTTGCAAAGGTCGAAAAAAATAAAAGTCGTAAAACAATTAAGCAAAATAAAACAAACAATTTATGAAAAAACATTTTATTATTGCGAGTTTAGGTTTGGCGGTTTGTTTGGCGGTCGGCATAGGAATAACCTACGCCAGCCAGGCGCTCACCAAGCAGGACGAGGTGGCGCTCAAGCAAGCGATGAAACCGGAAGTTCCCGCCGGGGAGCGGATGGTCGATATGGTGGGGGTCTTCCCGCCGCAGTTTGAATCGGATGCCGACGCGCAAATTAAGGCATACGATAAAGAATTCGGGAAAGACAATGTCCAAGTCTTAAATTACCAAGCCTACACGATTATCGTTCCGCCCGGGAAAACCGCCGAAGCCGATAAAGCGAAGCAAAGGATCGATGCCAACATAAAATCGCAGCAGTCTGCGATTCCGCAACAAGGTATCCAGCAAAGGGATATCGACAGAATCAAGGAAGTGTTTGGAACGCAGGATGCCAGCTACGATTCTACGATTGGAGCTTATGTCGACGAAAGCGGAAACCAGTATAACTTTGTCAAAGGCGAGCTGGTCAACAAGCAAGTCGGCGCGACTCCGGCGTTGCAACAAAAGTGGGAGAAAAAATATCCTCACTTGAACGGTTCGTCAGTCGCACAGGCTGTCGTCACCGAAGAGCAGGCCGAAGATAAAGCCGGCAAATTGTTGGACAAATTGTTCAGCGTTGAACGGGCGGGTGAACTCAAGACGAAAGTCGAAGCGACTTTAATCGACGACAAGCTGACGGGAATCGTTTATGGAGACAACGAAGCGAGTTTTTTGGTCGACAAGGTTACAGGTGACATAATTGCCTACAGTAAAATAAAATAACCACCATGAACAAAAAAAATTTTATCGCAGCGTTGCTTCTCGCGATGACAACGGTGTTCGTGGGGGCCAACGCAATGGCCGTGGATTGCCCTTACCTGCACGACTTCTGTCCCACGGGAGGCGGAGTACACGGCTGGTGGGCGACATTTACGCCCACGCACCGATTGTGTTCCACGGATTACTACACATGGAACTCAACGAGCTACGGCAGCGAAGAGTCTTGGTATTTATCGGGTGCCATTTATCAGCTGTGCGGCCAGCAGATTCCCAATCTTGGCGGACCGTCAAGCTATGATAACGTCCTCGCCCGGGCTTATATTCCCTGGGCTCACGCAACCCAAACCCATTACGCGCATTACTACGACTGGGAATCGGGGAGCACTTATTATTCGATTGGTTCGATTAATCAGTACGGCACGGCGGGCTGGGGTTATTTGGCGACGACCAACTGGGTCTGGATAGGCCAATTCAAGCTTTCCGACTGGACGAACGAAAGTTACGAGACCAAGACCGTGGATCTGGACAGTTACTCGGTGGATTGTCCTACCTAACAAAGCCGCAAGCAGAACGCAACCAACCGCAAAACCTCTCCCAACCAAGAGGTTTTTTGTTTGGAATTCAATTTGACTATATGGATAAGAAAATGCTTTATTAAAACATCAAGGGCAGAAGCTCCGCCAACCCGGAACTGAAGCCCTTGATTTCGTTTGCTGAAATTTGACAAGAACGAATAATGGTGATATGGTATATAATAAAATAGGAGGCAAGAAATTGGCTAAAGATATAGTGGTGCTTCCCGAAAAGAATCTTGGGAAGGTTAAGGAATTGGTGGAGAAAAAACATCAAGTCGCAGCAACAATAGGATTGTTTGTTGCTCCCATACGTGTAACGGGAGATCGTGTCGAAGTCCTTGTTAGGAGAAGGACCGCAAAGGATTCCCTGTACGATGTTGATTTATCGGGGAAGAACGAGGCTATCGGAGGTGCTCAGTCATATAAAGACCTCACTAATGGCTACTTCGCTTCGATAATTGGTACTCTTTGCAGGGAGGCTATGGAAGAGGCTGGCTTAGACCTTTCAAACTGGAATCCTGGATTCCCCCTCGTCATGCTTCCGGCGCAACTGAGTAAGGAAGACGGAATGAATGATTTTGCCTTCATTGTGCCAATGAAGTGGAGCGATGACTATGGGACGCAGGTGTACTCTAATAAGCTGGCCAGCGGAGCAGTAAACTGGTATGGAGAAGACGATCTGACTAATCTTAACAAGCCAGTGGTATCTCTTCGTACCCGAGTCCTGCTTCTTCAAGCCATAGAGTACGTTCATATGGTAGAAGCGAAATACCCTTCTTGAGGCATTTCTAAATGAATCATCTATTTTTTTGATGTTCAAATGGAAATGCCTTTTAATTTATAAAACCTTGACAACGTTTAATAACTATAGGATACTTTCAGGAGCAAGATTTTCTTGTAAATTGAGGTGAGATAGTATGCCGTATGTGGTAAATTCAGAAGGGGCAACTCGGGAAATGGTCGAGCATCAGGACCTTAAGGGAACAGCGTTGGAGCTGATGAATAGGATCGGCCTATTGGACGAAGGAAGCGATGGAGAAGATCTCTCTTGGCTCTGTGATGCCATTATAAGAAAGTATGGCCCCGTGGAAAGCTTGATAACAACTCTTGCGACAAAAAAGCCATGGAAAGGGATGATGGCGAGCTGTTGGCAATAACCGCAAAGCTTGCAAAGGCATTATATGTGCCTGCGGGAGCAAGTATGGCTAAAAAGAAAGAGCCAGGGATACACAAGGATTTCGTGACCGCCGTAGTCCAAGTGGTGTTGTTCCACTGCTCTATTCCGAAGAATGCAAGCACCACTCTCGCGGACTCTGTCAGAGCGGGATACAAGGGGATCAGCGATGAATCCGCCGCCAAGTTCTTTATATTTGAATGGATCAAGGATGGATCGGCAACAAGCAAAGAAGCGCGCAAAGAAGTGCTCGCCGGCAATTATGCAGGCGCTTGGAAATTTGCCAACACTTGGCTCGGGAAATTTGGCTATGAGCGAGCTGTGCCGGAGGAAATATCGCTTAGCGATACCAGCTATGCAACCATAATCAGCGAACGGCCGGTAGAAGAAAGGTGAGCAAATCCACCTTTTTATTTTTGGATGCGATGCTATTGATAACCTTTTTTGTTTTGTGTATTATCTATCCATAATCTATTTTTAAACAGTTCTTTGGGCGTCATAGTTGACAAAAATCAAAATATGACGCATAATTGAAATGGAGGAATTGATGAATGAAGCAACTCGGAAAATATCACCTATGCGAAGGGATAAACAAGAAACGCGCCAAATGGGAGCCAAGACTGCTCTATAGTTTTATCACAGGGACTATCTGCATTGACCCCACGTTCGTTCCGGGCGCTTTGATAGATGAATCCGTAACCGTCTAATTGCTTTCACTTATGGGCTTTATGCCTGCCTCTCGAACTTACTTTTCCCATAGTTCGAGAGTTTTTTTATTGCGATTGTTTGAATTATTGACATCAGAACAGGACTTGCTAAAATCAAAATATCAGACAGTATAGCTTGACGGCGTTCCGATTTCGGAACTAAAAGTTACGGGGCTACGACTTCTGTCATCAACAGCCGTTTTACGCGGCGAAGATTGATGGCTGAAGTGGTAGCCCTTTTTTGTTTTATTCACCCCAACATATGGCGGAAATAACGGTTAATCAAATTGATCAAAATAAAACTCCGCCAAGCGAGGTCTATTCTCCCGATGCCGCGGAGCGGGCGCTTGTTGAAAAATGGAAAAAGCGATTCACTCGCGCCGACAATTTCCTGCGGCCTTACCGCGCCAAGTGGCTGCGGATGTACAAGCTCTACCGCGCTTATCAGGAAAAAACGAATTACGCGTATCAGACGCGCTTGATGCCGCCAATCGCTTTTGAAATTATCGAAACCGTGGCTTCGCGCCTGGCCACGGCAAAGCGCAAAACCCGCATCTTGCCGCGCAATAAAAAAGACGCAATTTCAAAATCGATTCAATCATGGGACGACCTCGTGAATTACGATTTCGACACGGTGAAGATTGGAAAAAAACTGCCCAAATGGCTCAAGTCGTCGACGATGTACGGCAACGGCCTTGCCAAAGTAACCTGGCTTACCGATTCCAGCATTGACTACGACGATCCGTTTCTTACCATCTGCGACCTATGGGACATCTTGATTGCGCCCGAAACCGAAGATTTGCACGAAGATTGTCCTTGGCTGATACATCGGATATTAAAATCAAAAGATCGGATCGAGCGGGAAGAGAAAGCCCGCGGCAACGACGCGATTTACAAAAATCTGAATTTCGTCGAGGCCAAGCAAGCCGATGATTGGAAAAAAGAACGATACGACGTGAATCTGAAAAAGATGGGTCAAATTCAAAGCGTCGAGGCCCAGGGAAGCGAAGGCGCGGTCATTAAAGTTTCGGATGATAAATACGAGCGGGAAAAACAAGTGGAGCTGTGGGAGTGCTGGGATTACGAAGAAGGCAAACTCGTTACCATCGCCAATAAAGAAGTTTTGATAAGAAACGATGACAATCCTTATCAAAGGGTAAACAGCGGCCGGATTTTCATAAACCTGCCCGATCACGAACTCAATTGGGAATTCTGGGCCGTGGGTCATATCGAGCCCGTCGAAACCACGATTGTGGAAATCGCGGATCTGCGCAACCAGCGGATGGACGATGTGATTCTCATGCTCGACCCGGTGATAAAAATCCGCAAGGATTCGGGGATTTCGAAAAACGATATCATTTTCGCTCCCGGGGCGAAATGGGAACTGCGCAAAATGGACGATGTGCTGGTGGAGCGTTTGCCAGACATTAGCTTGATGGGAACCGATGAAGAGAAAGCTCTCCGCGATGAAATCGAAAGAACGCTGGCGATCTCGGAATATGTCCAAGGAATGCCCAAGTCCGCCCAAGAACCGCTGGGCAAAGTGGAAATGCTTATCGGCCAAACCAATCTCCGATTAAGTTCGCTGTCGCAAAATCTTTCAGAATCATTGACCCAGCTGGCGAATATTCTTGTGGAAATGAACCGCGAGTTTATCGGCCAAAACAAATTGTACCGGCTGGTCGGCGATGATGTCGGTTTCAAAGAATTCACCACTGACGACAAGGAAGTGAAGGTTGACGCGGTGGTGCAGGTTGACCCGATAGTGCCGCCGGATCAGGAAACGCGCTTGAACCAAGCATTCCTTCTCTACGACAAATTCGTCGCCGAAGACAAACCCGATCCGGCCAACCCAATCGAAACCGCGCAATGGCGGAAGCGCAAGCGATTCATTCAAGAAATGATTCTGGAGGAGCTTGGCAAAGAAGCGTACAAAGCGGTGATTTTAGGAGAATCTGAAAACATTGCGGCGGAAACAAATATCGCGCCTCAAGCGAATCCGGCTCCGTCGCCGCAAATCGTAGCTCCGCAACCGCCACCCTCGGCGGAATCAAATCAACAGCCGGGATTCCTCGGGAAAATCCTTTCCAAAATTCCATTTATCGGGCAGGGTCAATCACCGGTTTAATTTCAAAACATTTATGGCAAAAAGCAATTCAACGATAAAAACCGCAAAAGTGAAAGCGATGAGCAAGACGCTCAGCGGAAGCGATTGCATCGTGTCGTTCCAAGAAGACCAAGGACGGGTTCACACTCTTTATTTAAGCAAAGAAGAATCGTCCGCGATTGATTTGGGCGACACCATTCAGATCATTATCGCAAAGGTCGATATAACCCAATAACCAAAATTTTATATGACAGAACAGCAATTGAAAAATGATCCGGGTGGAAACGATGCGCAAAAAATAGGTTTCAAGAAAATGGATGCAAACCAACCTGCCCAGTCCGACGATCAATGGAAAAAGGTCGAAGACATTGTGACCGCGGCCAAAGATGCATATGTTTCCGGCCAATCCGATTTTCGCAATGTTATCGAAACCATGGTTTCCACTCTTCAGGATTTGCTGGCGAGCGAACAGGGTGGGCCGCAGATGGGCGGGCTTGGCATCGGTGCGCCTCAAATGGACATTTCCGAAGGGGAAGCACCCGCCGGAAACCAGCCACAATAATCGTTATGCCGCAAACCAACGAAGAAAAACTGGATGCGGGGCTTGCCGTTCTGGAAATGTCCAGAACGAGAGGCTGGAAATGGCTCGAGGAGCGGATTCAAACCGAGCTTCGCATCGAGTACGTCGAGCTTCGCGAGTTTGAAGTTTCCGGTAAAACTGCCGAACAGATCGCCGCGGAATATCTCCAACATCGGGCGGCGGTAAATTCTTACGAAAAAATTATGGGAATGGTTGTCGCCGCCATCAATGAAAAAGACGAAGCGGCCGAAGCGATGAATCGCGAATAAAAGGTCGAAGAAATAAAAAATAAAACAATATTTTATGAAAGAAGAAAGAACAAAAGAAATTGGCAACATTTTAAAAAATCCTCCCGAGCCCGAAGGGGATGAGAAGGAATTAGAGAAAAAAGAAGCTGATGCCAAAGACGGAAAGGCGGCTGAAAATAAGCCACCGATCAAGCAAGAAGCTGGCGAAGAGAATAAGTCCGCCGTCGAAAACGATGAGGATGAGGAATCATCCGAAGAAGATGAGGAGTCCGGGAGCGATGAATCCGAAGAAGACGACCGATGGCGCGGCAAGACCCGCGAGGAAGTGATCCGCATGTTCGAGGAGATCGAAAAAAAGAATAAGCCGGATAATCTGCCCAAGCCTCCGGCGAAAGAAGAGGACAAACCGGATAAGGAAAATGAATTTGGAGTTCCCAGCGACGAAGAGCTTGCCAAAATGACTCCCAAGCAATTCGCCCAGTGGATGATGGATAATGTCAAAAACATCGTCGGGAAAACCTACGACGCGCGAAACCAGATAAGAGATTCGGTGGCGCAAGAAATCAGGGAAACGCAAAAAGATCATCCTCTTTTGAGAACCAGCGCCGAGTACCGGGAACTTGTGCTCGCCGTGATTGAATCCGCTTCCCAAAAGGGGGTGATGATGCCGCTCAAAGAAGCCTGCGCCAAGGTCGACGCGTTCGCCGGGAAAGTTCAGGGCGACACCAAAGTTTCCGATGACGAGGCGGTGCGCCTCAAAAAAGCCAAAGCGCAAGTTGAAAAGGGGGCGGGCGCTCCGATTTCGCCGGGCGAAGAGAAAGGCGACGAAGTCCGCCGTCTTGAAGGAATCTTCGGATCGGGCGGGACGAAAAGCCCGATGGGAGGGCTTGGAATATAAAGGTCGGACTTCCCAAAGAAAAAATAATTAATAAAAACACGCAATATGTCTTCAACAACTGGAATCAGAGGATCGTCGAACTTGGGCGTTACGCGCAAGTACGACGTGGCCGATGTTATTTCTCTTCTTGATGTCGAGCGTTATCCGCTTTTGGCGATTTTAACCAACGCGGGCAAAGACCTTGTTTCCAAACAGGGCAAATCGCTCAAGAAGAAAGAAACGACCGACCCCGAATTTAAATGGTTCGAGGATAAATTCGGAGCGCGCGAAGATACGGTGTCGGCGGATCAAAGCGTCGCGACGACTTTGCCCGCGACCAACGGGGCGTACTTCAGCCCCGGCGATGTCATTTTGGTGGTTAAATCCACTCAAGCGACCGGCAATCCGACAGGCGAAGTTTTATTGGTCGCGAGCATTGCCGGCAACAATTTGACGGTCGTGCGCCAGATCGGCGACAGCGGGTCGGGGGGCGGTCTTTTGAAACAAAATGACATCATCTGGATCATCGGCAACGCCAATGAAGAGGGTGCGGATCTGCGGACGATCAAAGCGACGACCGTCGCGGATGTGACGAATTACTGCCAAATCTTTCGCACGCCCGTTGGTATCACTGAAACCGCGCGCAACACTAAAGGATGGATCAAAGAAGCTGATTTTGACTACCAAACCCGCAAAAAGGGAATCGAGCATTTGATAGATATCGAACGAGCCTTTATGTTCGGCAAAAAAGAGATCATCACTTCCGGCAGCCAGCCCAAGCGTTTCACCGGCGGCATTTTCCAAAAAATCACGCAGGTGGCGAGTAATGTTTCCACGCGGGCCGATTTCAACAGCTACCTGGAAACGCTGTTCAAGCATGGCAACGCCGAAAAATATCTTCTGGCATCTCCGTATGTGGTGAGTAAAGTTAATGAGTTCGCGATGGACAAGCTCCAGATTATGCAGGGAGCCAACACTTTCGGACTCACGGTGATCAAATATCTTTCGCCGCACGGCACGCTCAACATCATCAAACACGATTTGCTTACGGGTGATCTATACGGCAAATGCGCCGCGGGCATTGATATGGAAACGCTGACCTACCGGTATCTTGCCAGCCGCGACACCAAACTGCTTACAAACCGGCAGAATAACGGCGAAGATTCCCGCGTCGACGAATATCTCACCGAATGCGGTCTTCAATTCGAACAGGCAGAAAGACACGCGGTGGTGAAATTCGCTTAAGCGGTTTTAGACAATCCTTCAAGTTTCGGTCGGACGGCAAGCTTTCCCAACCCGCCTGACCGGATGGAAAGCCCTTGAGGGGTTTTCCGCGGGTGAATCATAAAGGTCGGCCCGCGGCGCAAACAAAATTTAACATTAATGATATGGCAAATACGCAAACAATTGAAAAACCGAAAACAAAAAGCAAGCGCTACGCGACGCGCTTCGGACAGCATTACAGCATAGTGATGCTTCCAACGACAACCGAGATAGTCAACGGCTTGCCGATTACCAAGCAGGGCAAACGACTGGAATTTAAAAACGGAATTTATGAAACGGATGATCTTCAAGAGCAGGCGTTTTTGGAAGGGTCGGAATATTACGGAGTTGATTATCAGGAGGTCACCAAAGAAGTCAGCTCCGCCCTTCAGGCTAAATCGATCGCCGAAAAAGAAGCGGAACTGAAAACCAAGGAAGAAGATTTGAAACGCCGCGAAATGGCTCTTAAGGGAAAAGAAGAGGGCGGCGAATCTTCTTCGGAAAATGAACCGGAAGAGGCCGGAAAAACGGACAAGAAGAAAGAACCAAAATTCTGAATGATGATTAATGAAAGGTCGAGTGTTAATTAATTTTAAATCACAACGATATGGCGGTAGAAAGCAGACCAGGATTTGCCGTTGGCGAGGCGACGGTTGCGGGCGCGGGAACGCCGATTCAGCTTCCCGACATCAAAGTCGGCCAGGCGTGCGAACTGGTGGTTAAAGCCAAAAAAACCAACCAAGGAGCGATTAAAGTCGGACAGTCTTCAAGCGAAGCCTTGGCCGGAAAATTCAATATGGAACCCGGCGAAGCGATCAAGCTTCGCGTGAGCAATGCCAACAAAGCGTGGATCGATGCCGAAACAAGCGGCGACAAAGTCGAAATCATCACCGAACAGTAATCAAAATTCATGGCCGATTTTATCCAATCAAAAGGGGATGCAAGCTTTCTAAGGTTCAAGAAAAGCGGCCGCTATTTCGGCCCCTATCTTACCGGCGGAGCTTTGACCACCCAAGCGTTATCCTCAACGAATTCGCTTCGTGCGTTTCCGCTGTTTATTCCCAAAACCGCGAAGTTTGACCGCATCGCGATCCGCGTATCAACCGCGGCCACCGGCGCAACGCCGCGCGCTCGGCTTGGCGTTTATGAAGACAACGGCAGTGTTTATCCGGGAAAGCTCGTTATCGATGCCGGCGAGGTTGATGTCAGCGCGACGGGCGTTAAAGAGCTGACGATCGATATTGCGCTCAAGGCCGGCAAACTTTACTGGCTGGTGTTTGTGGGCCAAGATACAGTTTCGCTCGCCGTCGGCGCAATCCCGACCAGCGAAGCGATCGCCGCGTTTCTCGGGCTTGATTCCACGCTGGCCGGAACTCCGATATTGGGGTACGCCGCGGTGCAAACATACGGCGCGCTGCCAAGCGCTTATCCGGCGGGGGCGACCGAATGGAGTCTTCCGGTTCCGCTTATCGCTTTGCGAAAATTGTAGGCGTGGATATGAACTATATCGCTAAATTCAAAACATCAGTGGCTGAAACCATCGACGATGGTCGCGAACAAGACGGTGCGGGTTGGAATCCGCAAGGAAATGCGGGGAATGTGATAACCATCGGTAATGTCGGCGGTTCGGTTTATTTCGCGGGGATCAGGTTTCGGGATGTCCGTATTCCCCGCGGCGCGAAAATAGTTCTGGCGCGGATTAAAATCCGGCCCGCGGCGACCGATTCCGCCGACCCCGACGCAAGATTTGTCATAAAGGGAATCAAAGAATTAGATGCCAAGCCGTTCACTCAATCTTCGCGTCCAAGCCAGCGGACCAAAACAGTGAACGCCACGCAATGGCACATTGTTAAAAAGTGGGAAGCTCACGAATGGGCGCAAACGCCGAATCTGAATCTCATTGTCGAAGAGCTTGCCGCGCAAGGCGATTGGAAATCGGGAAGCGCGATGGCGTTTGCCATCGAAGACAACGGATCTTCTTCGGGTCAAGCCGAAACAATGTGGGATAAAAGCAAAGGCGATGGCTATCAAGCGGAACTTGAAATTTGGTATGCAACCGAGAATGTAACGATTGCTTATCTTGCCGGCAATGATCGCGATGGCGTGGAAATCGATAAAACCGCTTGGCAATCAAGCCCGTCCGGCAATGTGATAACGATCGGCAATGACGGATCGGCGGCAAACGACGGAGGCTTTATTTTCAGCGGGATAAACATTCCTCGCTATGCGTTTATAATCGGGGCGAATCTTTTGCTGACTCAAGCCGATCAAAACAACAGGTTTCCGAATTTGTTTGTCAAAGGTTTCGCGCAGGATGACGCGCCGCCGTTTATGTCCGATGGATCAAACCGGCCTTCGATGCGGCAAAAGACAAACGCAAATATTGAATGGACGATCGGTCACAGCGAAAACGGAGTGTTCGTCGGCGAACATTGGTCGGCGGAAAGCATGTATGAGTCGCCGGATTTGCGGGAAATAATCCAAGAAATCGTGGATCGGGACGGCTGGGCCGCCGGCAATAAAATCGGACTGGTTTTGGAAAACCGCTTGTCTTGGTCGGGGCAATACAAACTGCCCTGGGATTATTTGAAAAACAGCGGAGAGTTCGGCGCCAAACTGGCGATCGTGTGGAGCGAAAAACGCACCGCGCGGACTTCAAAAAAAGATGTTGCCAAGTATGAAAAAGCCAACTGTCCGGAATATATCATCGTTCACCATTCGGCCACGCCCCGCGATTCGACGCATTTTGCCACCATAAGAAACAATCATATCGGCATCGGCTGGGGAGATATCGCTTACCATCACTGGATCGCCGGAGCGTTGGATGGCGATGGCGAGCATATCGCCGGCAGACCCGAAAACAAGATCGGCGCACATTGCGACACGCAGAAAATGAATTACCGCTCGATCGGAATTTGCGTCTGCGGAAATTTTCACCCATCCAGCGGCAACGAGCAGCCTTCCTTGCAACAGATGGCGACGCTTCAGAATTTACTCGATGATATCCGGGCGAAGCGCGGAATCTCCAGAGAGCGGGTTTTGGGTCACCGGGAAGCTCCGGATTCGACTAATTGCCCGGGAGACAATCTGCTTGTTTATATCCGGCGTTATCGCGCGACGGGAAAACTGTCGCCCTAAATTTATGCAACTGCAAGAATTCCTGCAAGATTTAAATTCGCGGATGTCGGCTTCGAAAACCAACGGGTTTTGGAACGATTCCGACAAAAAGCGATGGCTGAATAAAGCCATTGTGCGCGCCTGCAATTTCGCCAAATGGAATTTTCTCAACCATCATTCGACCCAGGCGACGGAAAAAAACGTTGAATCATATTTTATTCCTTTCGATTGCAAACCGGGCGGAATGATGATGATTAAAGTTGCCGGAAATGAGCATGTCAAAACCAGCGTGGAAAATTATCAAACCGGCAATTATATCTGGGAAAGAGTGTTTGCGATTATTGGCGATCAATTTTTATTAAAACCCGCGCCGGCCGAAGATGCCAAAGTTATCGACATTTATTACCGCAGGCGGCCCGTTCCTCTGGCCGACGATACCGATGAGCCGATAACGCCCGAAGAAATGGATGAGGCGATAATAAAATACGCGCTTGCGATTTGCCTCAAAAAAGATTCAAACCGGAGCGCCGAAGGGGATAAGGAAATTTTGGAAGCGAACGCGATTATTCAGCAAATAAAAGACCGCGAGAGCGAAGAAAACGGAGAGGCGGGATTTGTCGGCCAGGCAACAAGCACCCGTTTTATATACCGGCAAAATAATCCCGGACAATAATTATGAGTTTGAATGTATACAAACTGCAAGGATTCCGGGGAGGTATCGCCGACGATGCGTACAAAGGCGTGGCCGGATCGTTTCGCTTCGGCTACAACCTCGATATCCGCTCGGGCGGCGATACGCTCAAATGCAATCAAGCGTTGAAAAAAGATTCGGAATCGGTTGTGACCGACCTGATATTGTTTTTTATTCCCGCTTCCAACGGCAAACTTTACGGATTCGGCGACACCGGAAGGATTTACCGCAAAGATTCTCTGCTATCATCGTGGTCGCTGGCTTACGCCGATCCTGATGGAAAGATAACCGGAGCGCAGGAATATACCAACAACGATGGATCGGAAACTTACCGGGCTTATCTTTATTGGGCGACCGAATCGAAACTAAAACGGATCAAGCTGACGGGAGATTGGGCGGCCGACGTTGAGCAATTCGGGAATCTTAACGGCGATTCTTCATGGCACACGATGCTGATTGCCGTTGGGGTGCTTCAGATTTGCGACGGCAGATATATCGCGATGGTTGATTACGAAGGCAATTTCAATAACCAAGCTTTGGATTTGATTGCGGGCAACCGCACCAAAACTTTATTGCCCGAGGATCAGACAGTTATCATCGGTTCGACCAAAGGCGACAAGGTTGAAGAAGGATGGCTATGGACATGGGACAAAGTCCAGCCTTCCTGGATATTGCGGCGAATGATCGCCGAAAAAGGAGTTAATGCGACAATCCATACCGATTTCATCCTGATCCAGGCGGGCATAAACGGCGGCCTCTATTTCTGGGATACGGTGAGTATGCTTCGCATCAAACAACTTCCCGGCGGCGGATGGGTGAATCCGGGAGCGATTTCCAACTGCAAAGGTATGGCACTTTTGGGGGTGACGGGATCGGACAAATGCGGCGTTTATTCTTACGGCAGATTGAATAAAAACGATTCTTACGCGCTTAATCTTGAATACGTTCCATCGCATGGAAAGCTTTCGGGAGCGGAAATCGGCGCGGTAACGATGTATGGAGATCAGCCCTTTGTATCGTGGCGAGACGGTTCGAGCTGTGGAGTGGATACGATCGATTCAAGCAACAAAGCGGATGCGCGGTATGAAGGGCTGGTTTTCGATGCGAACGAACCTTTCGCGCAAAAAGAATTCCGGCATATAAAACTTTTAACAAAACCGCTTCCGGCGCAATGCTGGATCAAAGTTTATTACCGGTTAAACGAAGAAGGCGACTGGAAGCCGGCTTGCATGGAAGATGACGCGGATTGTTTCGACAAAGAGGGGATGACCAAGGCTGTTTTTACAATCGAGACCGGTGGCGAAGATGGAGAAGAAAAGGGCAAGGGCGAAACTTACGAACTGGCGCTGGAGCTTTATCCATCGGGTAACGCCACTCCCGAGATTGTCGCCGTGTGTTCTTATTTTGAATCAATGGGAATTTTTTAAAATTATGAGCGGAATAATTGATAAAATCTTCGGGAATAAAGTTGTTGACGATTCTCCGTTTCCGGAAATCCCGATTCATACCCACGACGGCCAGAATTCCCCGATGCTGGCGCCTCAATCAATCGATTCGATGCAGATTAAAACCGGAGCCGTCGGCGACAGCCAGTTGATGGATCTGTCGGTCACCGAGCAAAAGCTTGCGGATTTGGCGGTGGCCACCCAGAAAATAAGAGACGACGCGATTACCTCGGCAAAAGTTTACAAGGCGGGATCGGTTATCACTTTATCCGCCCAGATTGCCGAAGCGATCATCGCCACGGCGCACATCCAGGATTTGGCGGTCAAATGGGCGAAAATCGGCAATCTTGAAGTCGGTAACAGCAAAATAATGAATCTGGCCGTCAGTACTGGCAAAATTCAGGATTTAGCCGTGGAGTGGGCCAAAATCGGGGATTTAACGGTTGGAAACAGCAAGATAATGAACGCGGCCATCACCAATGCCAAGATTGCGGATTTGGCGGTCGACAACGCCAAAATCTCGTACCTTAGCGCCGATAAAATCATCGTGGGCGTGCTTCAGGGAATTACCGTCAGAACCGGTCAAACTTCGGGAGGATATGTGGCCATGGAAACCGGCGGTTCGTACCCTCACAGCTTCGCGGTTTACGCCGCCGGCGGAATGTATGTTGGCAGGATGACCTATGTGGGCGGCGCGCTGGCTTTGGTCGCGATGGGCGATATGGAAGTGAATGCCGGAGCGATATTGCCATACCAAAATAATGTTGTTGATCTGGGGAGCTCGTCGCTGAAATTCAATTCCATTTATAGGACAAATGAATTTTCCTGTCCGCTGCCGACTTCCAATTCAGCCATCGGCGTTTTCAAAAAAATTAAAAAGCCGCAGGTTGACAGCGGAGATTTCGGGGAAAGGCATTATTTCAAAGTCGAAGATTTTCCCGCGGAGATGAAGGCCACGGCAAAGAATGTTGAAAAAGCCAACGGAAAAATTGAAGAGATTGAAGACATCGAACTTACCCGGGCACTGGGCGTTACTGTGCAGGCGGTGCGGGAGCTTATCGAAAAGTCCGATGATTTCGAGCAAAGAATCGCGGCGGTTGAAAATAAAAAATAATAAAATGTTTTGCAAGAAATTAAACAAAATCGATTTGGAAGAATTGCGGAAGCGCACTGAGCTGATCAACCAGCATGTTCTTATTTCCCAGGCGCTGGAAACGCAAAAGCAAGCTTTTTTGCTGGGGCGATTTTCAAAGTATGACCTTGATATCGCCACGTTATACGATATCGATTTGAAGACCGGCGCGATCAGGAAATCAAAGCCCGAAGATAAAAAATAAAATTATGGCCACCAACGCATCGACAATTGACTGGGCACAATTTCAAAAGCAATTTGCGGATCTCCGCAAGGGTTTTGCTTCGCCTTCGGCGGCAACGCCGGATAAAACAAATTCGTCCGGCGCTTTTGATATCAATTCCGTCCAGGGCCAAATCAAGGCCACCCAGGATAAATTGCAAACGGCGCAGGGTGAATTGAGCAATCTCTACTCGACCCGTTACGACGAAGAATACGGCTCGCAGGGTTTGGGCGATATCAAAACGCGAATGTCCGATCTGGATCAGAAAATTGCGCAAGAAAAATTAACGCGCGACGAATCAATGAGCAAGGTGCGGAAAAATCCTTATTACTCGGCGGCGAATATCACCGGCGAGTCCGGCGAAATTGAAAAGCTGTCAAATTCCAGAATAAACGATTATATTGATGAGCGAAACGGAGTTGCGAGCCAGTATAACAGCGCGATTGATGAAATGACTAAGAAGATTGCCGGAGAAACAACTCAAAAAGAGCAAGAGATTGAAGGACTAAAATACAGCCTTGATTCGCTCAACAAACAGGCAAGCGATTATAAGGATACCCTGCAAAAGGAGTTGGAAAGCAAAACGAACGAGGAGCATTGGGACATGGAGTTTGCCCTCAAGCTCCAAGACGCGGAACAGAATGCGAAAGAAGCGGCCAAAACCAAAACAACCGACAACACGACCGCTGATGAGCGTTTCTCGCAGCGGGTGTCGCAAGGAGTCGAGCCTGACTCGACCCTCAGGGCGACCGCGCAAAGAATAATGGATCAGAATATTAACGACCCGACCAGGCTTGGTTATACCGGCGACTTGGCGGTGAAGCTGGAATCGGAAATCAGCTGGCTCAAAGGCCAGCAGCCCCAGCAATCGCAATCATCCCAGAAACCGGCCGCCGCCGCGGGATCGACCGCTGAAGGAACCTTCCGGCGCGAAGTGAGAAGTGCTTGGAAAGAAGGCTATACCGTTGACCAGCTCAAACAGATTTACGGCAATATCCAGTTTACCGATTCAAAGAAAACGCCCCAGGAAGTTATCGACGACGAATGGAATATAAAAACCGCTCCCGGGATAAAAGGATTTTTGGGACGGCTGTTTCGCCTTGGGGTATAAATATTTATGGCAAATTTTTGGGATACAATAACGCAGCCTTTCAAAACCGTCGCTCAAAGCATTGGCGATTGGTGGTCGCGCGCGACAAACGCGCTGCCTTTCACGAAAGCGGCCATAATCCCAAAAGAAGAACCGAAAGCTTCCGCTCAACCGCTCATAAGCGACAGCCAAATAGAAACCGCTAAAAAAGTTGGATCGGCGGTATTGGAATTCGGTAAAGACGTGCTTCGTGCTGGTCCGAGGGCCGGAGCTTCGGCGGCAATGTCTGCCGAAGGGCAAAAAGAATTCGTTCCCGGTACCGGCGCGGTTCCCTCGTTGGAAAAATTCTTGCTGGGAGAAAAACCGATCGAGGATATCGGCGGCACTGGACAAGAAACCATTCAAACATTTGGTGGAAGCGAACAAACCGCAAAAAAATATGCCTTACCATTGGGGTTCGCGCTCACTGCCATGGATATGATTCCCATTCTTCCCGAAAAATCCGTTGGCAAAGAAGTCGCAAAACAGCTGGCGGAGAAGTACGGTCCCGAAGTTGCGGCGACAATCGTAAAGAAGGGAGGCAAACAGCTTGCCGAGAAAGCGTTAAAAGACGGCGGCGAGAAAATATTGGAAAAATCGGGGATTAACCTGGCCAAAAAAACTGTACCGATAGCAAGCGCGGGTATAGTACCGGCAAAAAGTGCGCTCGATGCGATCGACGGTATGGTGGGAAAAACCGGCAAAGCCCAAAATCTGGGGGAGTGGTTCAAATCCGCTCCCGCCAAATTCACCGATGCGTTCAGCGACCGGTTCGCGCCGATAAAACGCTTTGAAGAAGATTTGGGTAAAAAGGCAGGCGAGGCGGTAGATATCAATTCAAGCCCTTATGTGGCGGCACGGATGTACGCGGGCCGAATGGGTACAGTGGAGTCTCATTTAAGCGATCTGCAAAAAGTATTAAAACCGTTAAGCAAACAAAGGGAAGATTTTACAAGATATGTCTTGTCGGCGCGTGCGCTGGAACGCGCTCAAAGAGGATTTGCGAATCCCGGGGGCGTGACCGCGGACATCGCGCAACAAGCCATGGAAGAACTTAAAAATAAAGTGGGCGTTTCGGTTTTTGATAAATTTTCAACTGCGGAGCAATCAATTCAGAAATGGGCGCACGACGCGATCTTGAAACCAGCGGCGGACACGGGGATACTTTCTCCTAAAGCGTACAAATCAATAATCGAAAAAAACAAGCATTGGATGCCTTTCCAGGTTCTTGATTATTTGCCGGATTCGGCCGCCGCCGATCGGATTCGCGTCGGCGGGGAAATATTTTCCGTCGGCAGGCAAGGCATTGTCAAAGGGTTGGAAGGAACGGAGAAAATCATCCGCGATCCGTTCGAGAATTTGATCGATAAGCTGACAAGCGCGGTCACCTTGGTCAAGCGAAACAATGTCGCGCGCAAGCTCATCGATATCCGCGAAGCGTTGCCGCAGGCCAAAGATCTTATAAAGCCAATCGAAAAAGACGCGCGTTTGCCGAAGGGATGGGGATCGATTAATGCGTTCATTGACGGCAAAAGCACGAAATGGGCGGTTCCCGAAGAATTGTCGTGGGCGATGCGCCAGATGAACGAAGTCGAAGCGGGGATGGTCGGCAATTTCGTGAAATTCACTTCCTCGGCGTTTCGCAAAGGAGCGACTACATTGTATATTCCGTTTTCGTTGTCCAACGCTTTACGTGATACGCAGATGGCGGCAATGACCGCCAAATACGGATTCAACGCCGCGGATTGGATCAAAGGATTTTCCGAAGGGCTCAAGGGGTCGTTTGGCTGGGATTCAAAGTTGCTCGACGAATTCAACCGCAACGCCGGAGGCTTCGGCGGATTCATTCAAAGCGCGCGTCAAATAAGCGGTGTGAAAAAGGCGCTGTTCGAACCCGACTGGCTGAGGCGCGTGAAAGCTGTCGTCAATCCTCTTAGCTTGGTGACGAACTTTGCGGAAGCGATCGAGCTTGCTCCAAGACTTGGTGTCTATCGGCATGCGGTTAAAGCGGGCGCATCGGGGCTTGAAGCGGCATTCGAGGCGCGGAACTCAACGATTGATTTTGCCAAGGCGGGCCAGGAGATGAGGATCGTCAATATGTGGGTTCCGTTCGTGAATGCCCGCTGGCAGGCATTGCTTAACACCGCGCGGATATTCAAAGACAGTCCGGCGCGGTCGGCGGCCAAAGCCGGAGCGCTTATCATCGCGCCTGGGGTGACGACATACTTTTGGAACAGCCTGAATTTTCCCGATCTTTACGCGGATGTGCCTCGCTGGGTCAAGGATACATATTTTCCGTTAATTGTTGGCGAAGATAAGGATCAAAGCGGCAATCGCGTGCCTAAAATGGTGCTGATACCCAAAGGCGACGTCGGCCAGATTTTTTACAACCCAATCGAATACGCTCTCGATTATGTCCGAACAGGGGAACCTTCCAATTTTACGAAACTCGCTTTGGAATGGATGAGCCAGCTGGCGCCGGTGCCGTTCGCGCGGGACGGCGAACTGTCAACGACGCAATTTCTTTCTTCGGCGCTTCCGCCCGTTATTCGCACGCCCATAGAATTGGCGGCCAACAAATCATTTTTTACCGATAGTCCGATTATTCCCCGAAACCTCGAGCAAGTCGCGCCTGCCGAGCAATACAATGATAAAACTCCCAAAGCCGCAGTGACCATAGGACAAGCCTTAGGCGTATCGCCTATGAAGCTGGCCTACGGACTCGGCGGGATGCTGGGCGGATTTGGCAGGGAAGTCATTGACCCGGCCAAAATTTTGGAAAACACTACGCAAAGGTTTTATCGGGCGCAGGGCGGAGAAAAGCGCAATCAGGCGTGGAATCTCAAGGATGAGGCGACAGTCGGCTATAACACGGCGCGGGAGCAGGCAAAACGCGCGATCGAAGAAAACAACATACAAATGGCGATGGCGATCATAGATAAATGGAACATCCAGGCTGAAAAAGTGCTTCCCGATATTCTGCCGTTTATCGCGCCGGACGATCCCCAGGAAGCGCAAAAAATCAGATCAGCATTGACTTTCCAGCCGCAGGATATTGCCAGATTACAAAGGTCGGTCTACGACAATCAAAAAGGAACTGCGACTATGGGCCAAATGTTTACCAATCAGCCGTTGCAGCCGGCGGATCTGAAGCAAATGAGAATGAAGTAAAAAGCAAATCGTATGGAAAATAACACTTACCAAGACGAAGTCCAGGATAAACGCCTCGATAATCTCGAGAAATCGGTTGCCACGATCAAAGACAATCATTTGCCGCATATCGTTGCCAAACTGATTGAAGTCGGCATCGATGTAAGCTGGATCAAGCGATTTTTCTGGATCGTGGCGACGGCTTCAATCGGCGGGCTTATCGCGGCGATATTAAATCTTGCGCTTTCAATAAATAAATAAAAAACATGGATACAATTAAAAAAATCTGGAAAGGATCGCCAAACTTTGCCGCAGGCAGGAAAGTGTTTAAACCGGAAGCCGTGGTGATTCACATAATCGACGGCTCGCTGGAAGGGGCGGATTCGTGGTTTGCCAATCCCATCTCCCAGGTTAGCGCGCATTACGGGATCGGCAAAAACGGGGAAGCGCACCAATGCGTGAAAGAAGAAGATACCGCCTGGCACGCGGGCCGGGTTGATAACCCCAGCTGGAATCTTATAAAACCGAATATAAACCCAAATCTCTATACCGTTGGTATTGAGCACGAGGGCAATTCCAGCGAT